TTTACAAATCTATAGAAAGGAGGCCATCATTATGCCTAAAAATAATGATACTAAGTTTGACAAGTACTTTAACTTGCCTAATCCCGGCTTACGATCCTATTTTGACATAGTTGTCAAAGGACAACCGGAGGAATACAGAACCACCTTTGCCAAAGGGTGTTCCGTTGAAAGTGTTCTGAATGACTGGAAACCCACACTCGAGTCACTCACTGACAAGTGGCCGACTCTTGTGGAGTTTGAAAACGACCTAAAGGCTAAGGTCGGACCAATGTCTATCATGAAGCCATTGTCTGAAAGGCTTGAAGACATTAATCATTACTACGATGATATCTCTCTATCATCGACGCCTGTTTCTGCATCGGCTATTAAAGCCGTAACAGCTGAATATATTCAGCTAAAAGGTAAGCTCCGAGTTAGGTCTCAACAACGTACTGTTGATATAATGAAGAAGTCGACCAACTCAGGATCTCCATACTTCACCAAACGACGCTCCGTTGTGGCGAAAACTGTGCCATGCCAAGCCTGGCAGGCTGGACCCATAACTGATACCTTATTGGATGGTGATCATTCTTGGTATGCAGCAGCTGTCATTGGTTGGAGAGGCCAAGAGGGCGGACCTACAGAAGATGACGTTAAACAAAGGGTAGTATGGATGTTTCCCTTTGCAGTCAACATCTGTGAATTACAGGTTTACCAACCAGCAACCGAAGGGATGCAGAAATTCGGTTACTTTCCTGCTTACGTTAGCATGGAAGCAGTCGACCAACGTGTCACAGCCATGTTTGATACGAAGGGTGTGGACGACCTGGTTATCTGTACAGACTTCTCAAAATTTGACCAACACTTTAACCAAAGTATGCAAGATGCAGCTGAAGCGGTCCTCAGATCCTTGTTTACTAAATCGGAAGAAGTGGATAAATGGTTCAAGGAAGTGTTCCCCATTAAGTACAATATACCTCTCGCTTATGATTATGGTAAAATCCGCAGTGGTAAACACGGTATGGGAAGTGGTTCTGGCGGAACCAACTTTGATGAATCTCTAGCACATAGGGCCCTACAGTATGAGGCAGCCCAGAGTAAATCCGTCAAATTAAACGTAAATTCACAGTGCCATGGTGATGATGGAGTTCTCACCTACCCTGGCATAACTGTGGAGGATGTAGTGCGATCGTATACTGCTCACGGCCTAGAGATGAACGAAAGTAAGCAGTACGCGAGCAAACAGGATTGCGTATACCTTAGAAGGTGGCATCACACTGATTACCGTGAGGACGGGGTATGCGTTGGAGTCTATTCAACCTATCGTGCGCTTGGTAGGCTGATGGAACAAGAGCGGTATTTTGACCCAGATATCTGGTCAGCTAAGATGGTAGCACTGCGACAACTATCCATCATTGAGAATGTGAAGTATCATCCTCTACGTGCCGAATTCGCAGACTTTTGCATGAAAAGGGATAAATACAGACTGGGACTGGATATCCCAGGTTTCCTGGACAACATTGACAAAGAAGCTCAGGAAGCTATCGATCTCATGCCCGAATTCCTTGGTTATACGAAGAGTATGGTCAGGGACCAAACTGGATTATCCAGCTGGTGGATCGTTAATTATTTAAAATCGAAGCG